CCCCTTTAAACGCAGCATAAAGCATTTCTTGGAATCGGTATGCATAACCTAGCACTGCCATGTTCAGTATGGTATTTCCAGTGATAGTTAACGGTTGTCCCGAATGTTGCATGTAAAGACCGTGCAACATGGAAATACCTTCACTGCATTGGTATAAATTACACCATTCAGTGCGCATTTTCGCATAAAAATCAATGATCTTATGGTTAACACCCAACAGACCAAATAATTCCAGTTCCAACTCCAGCATGCTTTTTGTGTGTGAAGTGTCCATTTCACTAAAATCACAGTTTACGTTTGTGTATTTTTCGCTCGTGTACTGGTCTTTGTACTGTGCAAAAAATGTCGACAACTCAGCATCACTCTTATTGAACGCCAATAAGACATTCGACTTAGCACATTTGAACACACACTCAGTCAAGTAACGTGAATAGGCACAAAAAAACAAGTTCAACACTTTACTCCAAGCGCTAACACCTTGGCCTGCTTTACCGGTTGTCTCTTTTAAACCGGTAGGGTCGTGTTTATCTTGTTTTTTCATGGTGAAGGTTATCATACGTTCCTTTAGACTCATTAAGTCAACATCAAACATGTCAACTATGTTCTTGCGGTTCACTATAGAGCCAATTTTCGAAGCCAATGTTTCAAGTTGGGACATTGGCATCAGCTCCAGATTTTCATCGCTTTCGTCTAAAACGTAGTAATCCACCATGGCATTCTCTTCATACACCAGATCACCTATAGCAGTGCGTTTACTCACAGTACCGGGTAAGTTTAAAACACGTCCGATATCAGTCGAGGCTGGTTTAATCTTCTTTTGCAGTTCAATGATGTAGTTCACGAAATGTTTAGTTAAATTATCATTGTCCAGTTTAAGAGTTTTAAACTTTGCCATATCAATAAACTTAGCCAAACCACCTTGTAATTTCTCATAGTGGTCTGGTGCTCTGCTGGCACGTGTAGTAGCGTACCGTGCGATCTGTGTGTTCAATGTGCCAAAGCTATCCTTGCTGTAATACGGTAAAACAAAGCGCTGATCTGAGAGTTTACCGCCCGAAATGCTCACATCTGTCGGGTGTAGTATACCATCGGAGATCTTCATTTTGGTACCATCAATTTGTTTAAGTTTCAAAGGTTCAATGCGAATGTCCGCACAATGTGTGAAGTTCTTCTTAACGTTTAAGTTCATGAGAACATCAATAACGGATTCTTTGTTGGTAATAATGTTGGTGCTGTAACCTCTCCAAGTCCTCTTTACATCCTCAACAATGATCTGTGGTTCTGTAACTAAAGGTATGCAAGCTTGCTCTATGATCTCATCAATTGGAGCACCTTGAACGGTCAAAAGCACTTGTAACTGAGGTGAGCTTTTACCATAAACCAACAATTCGTCCTTATGCCGTGAG